CAATAGGTCAGGAGTACCAAGTACGCTAGTATTTTCCAGCCTTGTCCATGTAATTTGTGGTGTAATTCTCTTAAACTCATGCCATAATTTTGTTTCAGGTTTCATCGATTAATGACCTAAACAATTGTTTACAGAATCAGCTTTGGTTTACCCATTTTTGCCACTTCTTCATGTGTAGAAATTACTAAACGATGTGATTCTCTAGCACCTAATAATTTATTTTCAACTAAATTCACACCGATGACATCAAAATGTCTTCCGTCTGGAGTTCTGATTTGAACACGAGCATCTTGTGCTACACTAGACTTTTGTTTGGTTCCTAAAAATCTTTCGAGTATGGGAAATAGATCTCTGCCTTTTAACATTAAAATCCTGCGTCCCTCAATCTATTTGTTAGGGTAGCGACATCCATAGCAAGTAAGGAGTTGTCTCTTTTTAACTCATTGACTTGGTTCTCAAGATCTAAAATAGCAGCACCTGCTTCTCTACATTTAGATTGCATATATTGTTTTTGTTTAGTTAACATATCAATTTGAAGTGTAAGATCGTTAGATCCTTTGTCATCAAACATAGCTGCACTAGCTATATTTCTAGCATGAGTAATAGGGCTTGTAATAGTTTTAAACTCATTTTCGTACGTTTTATCTTCATCTTTCATATTTGACTTTATAAGACAATATAACTATATTGTCAATTATGAACACAGAAGAGAAAAAGAAAACAGGCCTACCTTCTAGGCTCACTTCCATGCAAATGAAATTTGCAGAATTATTGATATATTTTGAAGGTCGTAAATATGCCTATGAATGTGCAATTGAAGCAGGTTATTCAAAAGACACAGCTAGATCACAAGCTAGTCAACTCCAGAACCCTAAATTATACCCTCATGTAGTTAAATACATAGGAGAAATAAAAGAAGAACGTAATAAAAAATATGGGGTTAATTATGGTGGACATCTTACTGAGCTCGGTAGAATTAGAGATCAAGCATTAAAAGATAGATCATACTCAGCAGCCACTGTTGCAGAGAAAGCCAGAGGACAAGTAGGTGGTCTATATATAGAACAGAAAATAATCAGAACAGGTAAGATTGAAGACTTAAGTGAAGAAGAATTAGACAGTAGAATAGCAGGTATTGTAGATGATAACTCAAGAATACTTGAATCTAAAAAAGATCCAAAAATAGACTCCAATAATATTAAACCTAAATTACCTTTAGCTTAATTTATTTTCTTTATACTTTGAATTACAGACGTTGGAATAATAGTAGTACTACCAATATTATCAAATGTAGGGTTATCTTTAGACAAGATGTAATCACTGAATATTCTAGTGATACCTTTCTTTTGACTCAATAAATAACCTTTTGATACACATGTTGGTAATTTTTCTTTGTTTAAGTCTTTAGTGTTAGACCAGCCCGCATCGCCTTCGATATCGAGCCATGTTATTTCTACGAATGGGTAAGACTCAATCTTGTTGCCTAAAGATTTTATATTTAAAGGGATAGTTTTTTTGTTTTTTATTTTTCTTTTTGATTTCTTTTTTGTTTTTCTGTCCATTGTTTAAATCCACATTATGTATTTTGTTAAACTCTTTTATCCAATCAGATTGACCAGACCAGTTTTTGTTTCTACCTATCATACTCCAACCCCTATAACATTTCTACAGATTTTTTCTGTTTTTCTGAACCTAAAAGTTCCTCGCAGCCCCTATACGCTCCAGAAGTGTTGGTAATCAACGCTGATCACCTCAACCCCAGATCACCTCTGTTTTGAAAAACCCTTTTAGCTAAAACATGTATTCTCAAATTACTATAGGGAGGTGATGAGCCACGGTTTTACTCACTTTTTGTATTTTAGTGACATATTTGTCACTATAAACAGTCAGCACAATACCGAGGATCCCTGCTACTAGTCCATTTATACAAGGAATTAGTACAAGTTTTAGATTTACAGACTGTAATACCCTTGTCGCTGGACGCTTGGTCCTGGTCCCTTGCTTCATGTTCTTTTTTATTTTGTACTGATTGTCTGTAGCTCGCATCTAGGTCACGTTGTTCTTGTTGTAATTTATTAAACATGTCCTTATCCTTCGTCATTCTGATCAGCCATCTCCTGCAATAACATTATCTTATTTTGTGCATGAGATATTACACCAAGATGTTGTTCTATTCTACCATAAAGACCATCTAACTGGTCAATAGGAGCAAGATTAGTTTCAGCTTGTAACAATTTTTTTAATGACTTCTCTTCTTCCATCATGATAGTATATTGTCTTTTTATTATTTCACTTATTATCTCTTTGTTCATAGTATTTCTCCACCCTTTCTAAAAACTGATTTTGATATTTAATAAACTCTTTACCATTTACAGCAAACTTCTGAAAATAGTGGTCGGGAGTGCATATCAGTACTACACCCTGAGTTATGTCCGTATTGTAAACTTGGTTATGAGCCATCGCATAAGCACCTAACTGCATAAAATAGTCGTCAATATATTCTCTACGTTTAGGTCTGTTTGATTGCTTGTAATCAATTATACTATCTTCGTAATCGTAGACTCCAACCAAATCTGTTTGTCCTGCGTACTTGCCAGGATAATAAAGTGTTACCTCAGAACCCCATACTTCGGACATATCTTTTAAACCTTTCTCAATAATGACATCAGCCATAACTTTAGCTACCTGTCCTCCAGGTGTTAAATCTAAATGTCCTTCTCCAAGTACATGTTTCTCTAAATGTAAATGCATGTTAGTACCCCGTGCAGCTGACGTGTCTCTAATTCTCTCAGCCTCTACGATACCGACTCGAGCCTTCCATTTATCCAAAGCTGCCTTTTTCTCGTCACTTTGTGTAGCCCCAAGTATAGTTGTAACACTCGGTAATTTTTCTTTACCAACATCATAAACTCTAAGACCATCCGTTGTACTCCTCGTACAAGGTGGGTAATTATATAATTTATTCCATTTCATTATATTTTATCCTTTAAGCTGTTAACATACTCTTGAGTTTCTTCGTCTAGTTCTTCTTGTTTTTTCTCACCAAAAATTTCTTCCCAACGTTTAGAATATGTTTCATTAGTAGGTCTAGACCTACCATCATATTTTTCTTTTTTATTTGACACTTTTTTTATTCTCCCAAATGTTATTATTAAATACTTGAATTAATCTTGTTAACTCAACATTGTATTCTACACCTTGTTTGTTAGTGAACTTCACTTTGCAATCAGTTGCAGGTAGTTCTGTTCCTGCATAAATTACTATTGTGTCAACGTTTTTTGTAACCATAACCATCCTTTCTGTTGCCGTATAGTTTTTGCCATGACCAACTACTCAAAGCTGTTGAGTAATGGTATATTCTCTCCAATAGATATTTTATCATATTTTTCTCCTTTTACTAAATAATGTTCTCCAACACCAAGATCTACAGATTGATATTGCAGTAAATATTACAGCGATATGGAAACTTTCCAATACTGTGGGGTGCATATCAAAGAACGGAAATATAAAAAGCTGTATCATTGTTGACAGGATCAAACCGCTGCCAACATCAATAAATGTTTCAAATAAGTTTCTCATCAAAATCCGTTCCTGTCAGAGATGTCCTCTAACTCTTTTTCTTTTTCGGCAGTGATGATGGCGTTGCCGATTTCTTGGACGATTTTCGGGATGATAGAATTTCCCAATGACTTAAGTCGGTGTACCCTGCCTTGTACCCCATGAGCCACTCTACCCACGTTGGGTTCAGACTGCCACCAGCCGTCCCTGCTAGTCTGCTCTTCTTCCTCGCTGTTTCGTAATTTGTGTTCACCCCTGAATCCTTCCAATCTCTTGCCGTAGGAGTTGGCATCATCTTGGCTACTCGCTCCTCCAATCTCCCCTTGTCCACTCCTCTCTTCTTGATATTGTTCATGTCTTCCGACATCGCTGCCGATGCTCTCGGAGTTGGAAGTAGTTCCTTCAATCTTTCCGCTGCTATCTTCATCCCCAGTGTATGTCCCCTGGTCTTGCCTACTGATGGTGGTACTGTGTTCACTGAGTCCTTCCAATCTCTTGCGTTCGGTGTCGGCCACATTAGATTGGGGTGTGCGTCTGGAGTTCTCCATATTTTCATGTCCGTTGTTGGTTCCCCATACTGAACCTGTTCTGCTAGGTTCCCTGGTGGTACTGTCGTTCTGCCTATGCTCTTCCTGTATTCTACTCTGTGTTTCATAGCTTCCTCTGATCGATTTTCTCTCATTGAAGCGCTTGGCGTGAGCCACAATCCAGAGTCTTTCTCTTCTGTGGGGAGCTTGGACACCTGCAGCTGGAATATTGAACGTCCGGACTTCGTAACCTTCTCCTTCCAAGTCAGTGCACACAGTCTCGAAGACCATGCCGTCTTGGATGTTAGTAAGCCCTTTGACATTTTCTCCAATAACCCACCTCGGGCTAAAGTCTTTGATGATTCGAAACATCTCTGGCCAGAGATGTCTACTGTCACTGGTTCCTTGTTGCTTGCCTGCGACACTGAACGGCTGACACGGGAAGCCACCCGTGATGATGTCTGGGAAGTCGATTCCGTCTTCTTTGAATTTTTCTTTGGTGATTTCTTTAACATCGTCATATATTTTTTTTCCTTTCCAGTGTTTGTTTAATATTAGTTTACAAAATTTATCTATCTCGCAAAATGCTGTAGTCTCAAAGTGTCCTGTAGATTCTAGTCCTAAACTGAATCCTCCGATCCCACTAAATAGATCTAAGATTTTCATTTTTTCTTTCATTAGTTTGAGTTCCTTTCCATCCAAACATTCATTATATTTACCATGTCCTCTATTCTTACTTGATTTTTTCTATTATTGCAGCCAGAACAACAGAATATTATATTATCTTCTTCATAAGTTTTTGTAGTATCTAATCTATCTATTGAAAAATTTGTCTCAATCGTAGGTCCTCTTACTTGTTTACCCTTGTTCCTGGTTCCTAGTTTCCTAATATAAGTCCAGGGTTCCTTACAATAGTCACAAAGTCTGCCATCAGTTTTTCGATAGACCCCTCTCATAACTTCGTAATGAATTAATAATAATTCGTAAATTCTTTCTTTAGTAATATTAGGCACCCATATAGTTCTTTTGGTTTTACTTGGGTTTCTTTTTCCTCTACTAAAAATTCCATTAATTACATCTTTTTGAAAACCTGTTTCTGTATTTATATATTTATGATTAGATAAAGCTAAACTATCAGCATTTTTATATTTATAAACTCTTGAACGCATATTATCACATGGGATACAGTAAGAATTAAAAGTATTTCCTGTTGGATAAAAATTTTTTATAGGCAATCTTTTTTCACATTTCCTGCATGTTTTATTTTCAATTTTATTTTTAAAAAGTATTATGTTTGTCATGAACATATACACCCAAAGAAGAAAGCACCCTCTTTCATAACATGTTTATTTATAGCATCTTTATAAACAGTTAATTTTTCTCTTAATATATCACAGAGATCAAAACAATCTTTCCATTTTTCCCCTGCAATTAATTCTGGAGTCACAGGATACAGATAGTACAGACCATCTTGTAATATAATTAAATCCATATTTTTATTGATCTTTTTCAAATATATCATCTGGGTTTTTTGTACCCCAAGCTATTATTTTTTTAATTCCTGTCGCTTGCATTTCTAATGTTGCAAAAGGTTTCCAAGCTTTTTTAATAAGATTTAGTTCTAACAATAAATTAGACCATTGTTTAATGCTTATGTCCTTACTAGTTATAGTTACTTTTTTCATTAGTGTAGTTTCCTTTCTTGAAATGGTTTCATTTCATTTGATCTTTTTAAAATATGTTGCTGCATATCTACAAACTCTTTTTTGCTAAGAAGAGTTTTATAAATTTGAAAACCTAAAGCAGTTAGAGCTCCTGCGATTAATGTAGCATCGTGTTTGTCTAAAAGATGTGTTATTCTACTAACAATCTCATCTACTAATTGTTGTTCTGTTTTCAAGAGTAATCCCTTTCTTTAATCATTTCTAAGTAATGAATTGCCTTATCTATATCTTCAACTCCCCCTTTGGTAGAATGCCTACAGATATATTTAACTGCATTACCTTCAGCAAATAATAATTTATTTTTGTTAACAAATTCTGCAGGTTGTATCTCAAAGTTTTTGTAATGAGATCCTCCTACTTGTTTGTCCCAAACAACTTCACCTTTATGGTTTAGTTGTTGTTTTAAAATATTAATATGCTCTTTAAGTTCTTCCTCGTATGTTGTCATTTCTTTTCTCCTTTCATTATGTGTTTTAATATTGTGGTTGTTGGATTAAAATTTAAATCCTTACTGCAACCTGTGAATACCATCAGAGTCAATAATAATGTCATCAACCTTATTTGCATCAATTTCTCCTTCACTTTCACACACAGTACACTGTATTACCTCATGTTTATGGGCTAATTTATAAGGTATTACAGTATAACCATTTCCCTTACATGTTGGACACGTTGTTTTATTTTTCTTTTCCGTTTCCATTTGTTTTCCCTTTTGTTACTTTCTTCATTTCTTTATCTACTAAATACTCAATAGTTTTTGATAGCGATAATTGAACATCAAATATCTCTTTACTGAGAAGCCCTACATCACTATAAGTTTTCTTAGACAAAGATACGTTTTTAAATTTAGTCGTGTCTGTCATATTTCTCCTTGTTATATTTTATGGGAGTATATGTATAACAAAAAAGAATGTCAATGATAAAAGTTATTTTAGTTATGTATATGTGCAGCAGTGTTCCAGGCAATGAATGCCGGGTGATACCTACACCTAAAGAAGAATTTCCAGATGTGTTTGAATGCACTCGTCATGGTTATGTTTATTCTAATGATATTATGAAAACATTTACAAGAGAATTTGTTAATAAATACGGAGCTCACACTAGGTTTACATGTCAGAATCAGAAAATTATTTAAGTGTTGACTTTGCAACATCTGTTGTATAAATGTCACTCATCACACCTTTTTCTTTCTGCCTTTATTTTTTTAAGGGCAGGAAGTTATCTCCCACCACCTTTATAACGAGTTAATTTTTTATTTCTTTTTTCACTTTTATTGAGTGTTTTTTTGTGGACTCCAGGCCGTTTTTTATGCTGTTCTCTGGGTGTGTACATCGAGAAATTTTGTTTAGCCATCTTTTTTTACCTCATCGAATTCTTCTAGTTGAACGGGGATGTAGTTTATTTTTCCATTTACTTTTTGTTCTATGTCACCACCACAGCTTAAACATCTAAAAAAATCATTTACAATTGATATTAATAAAGTGTGTTGTGAGCAATATGGACAGATACCATCTACCATTTTTGCTTTCTTAATTAAATCTGAAAATACTTTTCTAGATTTTTTATCCATAACCATGGGCTTTTAAACAAATTGGACAAGATTTTTTAAATTTTATGTGTGTTGAACATTTAAATACAACTACTTCTGGTTCAGGTATGTCTTCGTAAAAAGCAAGGTGTTCATCTTTTTGTTTTGTAGGTGTAAACAATTTTTTTAATAATTTAATAAACATCTTTTATATCTTTCCATTTAGATTTTATTTCTGTTGATTCTGAATAATTTAAATGTGGTTGTTTTATTCTATTTCTTTTGTGTACTTCTATTTCAATAGTATCTGGCTCATGATCCATTGCTACTCTTCCTATAAAAAAAGATTTATTTAAATCACTTTTTTTAGCAGGTTTTGGTACCAACACTTGATTTGTTATGTCTTTTACAACTGTCATTACTCTAGTATAAGCTTTTTTATAGATTTTTCACCTAAATAAATTTCTGTTTCTGCTTTAGATTTAATACATTGATATTCTACAGTTTTAGAATTATTACCACGCATAGCAATTCTTTTACCTTTTAAACATTGAGACATAGAATCTTGTATTCTGTGTTCCTTAATTTCTCCTGAGACTATCATTAAAAGAGCTACAACAATTTCTGTCATCAATGATCCCCATTACCGTTTGCTCTAACTTTATCTTTTAATTTTTCTATGTCTAATATTGCTTTTTCTAGTTGCTTATTAAGAAATTGTATATTAACCTTGTTCGTCATATTTTGTTCTTGAGTTATCTCTAATTTTTCTGTTGCTTTGTACAA